ACTTTTATTCTGGGTATTGTTGCTATTGTTAGTGAGATTGATAGTGACATTAATGGGAGTGGTAGATATATTGCTAATAGTAGATTGATTAGGTAGCGGTTTTAATTCCCTAATCTGCACGTCCGATATAGGCTGTGCATTGATCGTAGGATAATCAAATAATTTGCTCATACTATTATTGAAAATATAAGCATTTTCGTTGATTCCCCCGGCGATCGTACGGGGTATAGAAGCACCCGAATAAGTCAAGTCAGATAATGGACCTTTCTTCGCATCCGAAAAAGGCAGGTACGATCGCACCGTATCCATAGCACCTGCAATAGCGTTAGTAACCTGACTAACACTGGACTTGACCCCATCAGCTAAAGCCGTCATCAGTTTACCACCAACGTCTCGAAATCTGCCCACAAAACTTAAAACAATATTCGCCGCTTCATTCAAAGCCTGACTAAAAACCGGTGGCACACCTAAAATCTTTTCAATCCATGAAGCGATCGCCGCAATAATCTTCAATCCACCACCCACTATCGCCGCAACTGCTATACCGATTCCTGTCACCACCGCCCCTGCAAAGCCCACGATCGCTGCAATCCCCCCGGCTAAAGTACCCACAATAATTTGACCGAAGGCTTGAACAACAGCCGTTACAGCCATAAAAATAGCATTAACAATTCCAAACTCCTGCACCACCGCAATAAATTGCTGAATAAACATAATCACAGGAATCATCGCCACTCCGATGGCAACGATAATGCCCACGATAGGAAGTAAAGGGGCAAGGAAAGCCAAAGCCCCTGCTGAGGCCGCCACAAAAGCAGAACCCCAACCAATTACAGTGGCGGCAATCCCTGCAAAAAAACCGGCGGAACTAAGAGTCATTATGGTACCGATAATCGAAACCAAACTACCTAACGGAATTAGCAGAGCACCTATTGCTGTAACCACAACTCCTGCACCCACCGCCAATTTAATAAATACAGGATTAACTTCTGCTACCTTAGCAATCAGCTTAGTAAACATAGCCATTATTTTAGTCACGTCATTTAGCAACCCCGTATCTGCGATCGTAATAGCCAAATTTTCCATAGCAGAATTAAGAGTACGCATTTGCCCTTCAAGCCCTTGCTCTTTAATGTCCGCCATTCCTTTAGCCGTACCACTTGCCTTTTCTAACTCAGCAGTAAAACCTTTTAAATCCACATTCCCTTTGCGAATACCATCCATCAAAGACAATACACCCCGTCCAGCTTCCTCACCAAACACCGTCAGAATATCCGCCGCCGTTGCATTCTGACTCGCAAATTCTCCCAAAATATCCGAGAACGATCGAAACTTGCCACTCGAATCCAGTACACTAATGCCCAAATTATCCAACACATCTTGAGCTTTAGCAGTGGGTTTTAAAAGACTTGAAAGACCCCCGGCTAAAGTAGTACCAGCTCGACTTCCTTGAATCCCCACATCGCCTAATTTTCCGATAATAGCAGACGCTTCTGCAATTTCCATGCCAAAAGAAGATGCAACTGGCGCCGCATAAGAAAAAGCCTCTCCTAATTGCAAAATATCAGTATTAGCTGATCGTGCCGTTTGAGCTAATACGTCAGTAATCTTGCCCATGTCAGTAGCTTTTAATTGAAAGCCACCCATGATATTACTAGTAATATCCGCCGCTTTAGCCAAATCCAAACTACCAGCCGAAGCCAACGACAAAACTTGAGGCATAGCATCCAAAATTTCATTAGTTTTGAATCCTGCCATCCCTAGAAAAGCCATACCATCGGCCGCCTGAGAAGCACTAAAAGCCGTTGTAGCTCCTAATTCTTTAGCCTTCTCTCGCAATTGGTTAAAACTATCTCCCGTTGCTCCCGTAACCGCTCTCACATTATTAAGAGACGATTCAAAATTTCCTGCTACTCCGATGATAGAACTGCCAACCCCTATCATGGTAGAGACGATATTCTGACCAACAGCCGTCATCTGACCACCAACTTTCTGGAATTGCCCTCCCATAGCAACCCCAGCCGTAGTCTGATTCAAGCCATTTATTTGTGCCTCTAGCCGTTGAATCTCTGACGTAGCCTGATCCGCATCCGCCCTAATCTCTACCCTTAACTGTGCGTCACTCATTGTCTTCTCATCTGCTCGTTTACTCTTTCCCTATACTCGATCGCCTGTAAAATCCAGTAATAACCTTCTTCAGAATCAAACTCAAGAAAATCGACAAAATTACAATTAAGGACTTCACAGGCAAAAATTACGTTTTCGCCCGTACAAGAATAGGCTTTTTTGGAGTAACTAAACCCATCAAAGCCTGTACATCCCCCGCAGGAAAATCAAGTAAATCATCATACCGCAAAGACTTGTCATCCACTGATACCAATAAAGTTATTAACCAAAAGGCGATCGCATTATTATCACCATTGGCTAATCTAGTGGCTTTGCTGTCATGCTTGATTTTGCGAGGCTCACTTAAAGTGATAGATTTATCTCCTAAGCAGTAAATCTTAGGAAAAGTTTCTATACTTTCTGGCACTAATTCTTGAGTAGTAAAAATCGCCTCTTGAATAGCCAAACTAATACCTGCATCAAACTCCTCAACCATATCAGGAGTGAGAGTTTGACCATTTAAAGAACACACACTGGCAATTAGAGAAGAAATAAAACCGCCGCCCTTTGTTTGGGATTGTAAAGCCCGTAACAAATCACGTCCAGTTGCTTCCCTTTGAATCTCTAACTTGCCCTCATCTAATTCAATATATCCAATCATCTACTAAAATCCTACCAACGGAATTAAATCACCATTTACCCGAATCCCTACATTATTCATTACGTCAATTTCTAAAACTAAAGAACCATTGACCGCAAGACTATAAAAATCTACAGCAAAAGTAGTCTCAGGTTTCACACCCTCACCTTTTGTAAAATTACCCCCCATCATTTCTTTAGGCCGCCCACGAATGATAGCAGTATAAAGTCCAGATACTGGTGCACCTAAACTATTAAAAATTGCTTGATCACTGCGTATTTGAATTTGACTTGTAACAACAGGATTGTGCATCAAAGTAGAAATCTCAGGCGGTTGGTGTAACCAAATTGCCTTAGCTTCTAGTTTGCCGATCGAAGCTGGTAATTCTATCATCCCAACCATGCCAAGACTAGAATACTCGATTTGTTCAACTTCCACAGTGGGCAACTCAAAAGATTCACATAATCCCGTTGCCTCAATTCCCTCAATATAAACCCGTGCATTAGATAATCTTCTAATCATACTAACCTCCTACAAATTCACGCCCAACATTAGGCGCATTAGCTAAATTTACATTCAAATAACTCAAGAAAGTAATCCTTTCCGCTGGAGGAGAGGGCAACATTTCTACTCTAAAAACTAACTGACCATCAGCAATTTGTTGGGGAGGATTATCAACAGGATCATAGTACACTCTCGATCCATCTAACAACCCACCCTGATTAATCAGGGTTCTAAAATAAGCATTAATGCTATCCAAAATGGCATCAATAAGCGCGTCATTGATAGGATAGTCCACATACTGCATGGCAAAAAACCGAATCCGCTCATTGATTACAATCTGAGCAAAACGAATATTGATGAAGTTATCAGGGCTTGTATTAGTAGGAAAGGCAAAACTTCTATTACCCCACGATCGAATACCATTACCAAAATAATTGACGTAAGTAACAATACCATTTGCATTAAGATTATTTGCCTCCGTATCAAGATTACCGGGGATAAATTCAACTGGGATCTC